TCACTTTGTTCTGATAAAGCTTTGTCTGTTTTAACCGGTACAACTTTCGGATATACTCTGTTTTTACTAGTACTCAAGCCTTGTTCCTGTGTATTAGTAAATTCTATATCTCTAGTAATTTTATTTATACTATCAGATGATACTGGTATATATGTTTTATTTTCATCTTGATCATTATCAAAGCTAATAGCACCTGGAGTATATACGTTGTAATACTCTTGTTCTGTTTGTTTTACTACGACTCTGTAAGAATACCAGCCATGCGGAGTTAAATTATATTTAAAAAATCCGTAAGTATCAAGATCATTAAAAACGGGTGAAGCTGAGTCTCCTGTGTAGTTTTGGTATAACAGCGATGCAGGTCCTTCTGTGTACAAGCTTAAGTTGCCGTCAGTAGAGTCTATAGCTAATATTTTAACAAAGTCAGTGTCTTGACCTTTTAAATAATCACCAACTTGAAATAAATCTGTTTGAGTAAAGTTTTCAATAAACAACCTAAACATACCAGATAAATCGCCACTAGTAATAACAGTTTGAAAAGGAGTTACAACTGAAGTTGTTGTAGTTTGGTTAATACCTATAATAGTGCTTTTAGCATAAGCGTTAGGTATTTCTTCGTTAAAAGTTACTGTAAGAGCATCACCGCAGTAGTTTTCATCTCCAGGGGAAACTTCAGGCGTAACAACACCATCGTTGTCCCAAGAGCTACTATTAAAGTTTTGATCTTTAGCTGAAATATTTATAGAACTAACACCAGATGCTGATGTTAAAACAGGGGACTGTCTGCCAAATTTATCAGACAACACAACACCTATTTCATAAGTTCTTCTTTGCTTTACAGAGTGAAATGGATATTCCTTGTGTAAGTAATAATTATTAAAGTCAGCATTACCGAAAGAAGCCTCTGTGTCAAACTTTGCACTTGTGCCTACAGCGAAGTTAATTCCAGGCGCTTTTTGCCCTGCTTGAGTAGGTAATTTTCTTTGCTCTACATAGTTACCATAAACAACTCTATTAGATATTATTTCTTGAGCCTTAGCGCTTAAAGGTACATTGTCGTAAACCCTAGTTAATTGATCTTGAGGAAGTGTTTTGTATGGAAGTGTCGACTTGTATTTAAATTGATAAACACCGTTTACACTGTCTGTATCGTCAATATCTTTTAATTCTACCGCTCTTATTAAGTTGTTATCTGATTCTTTGTATAATATTTCTATAGCTACTATATCTAAGTCAGTTTTAATTTTTTTAGAAGGTAGTATAATATTTAAGTTAACAGCTGTAACGTCGTTAACCATACCATCAGCAATACCACTAGTATCTTGAAAATACACTTCACCTTTTTTAAATACTTTTTGAAGTTGAGTTATATTGTAACTAGTTGTTTTAGGTATAAAACATATTTGTGTAAAAGGTGCTATTGTAGAATATTCACCGTCAATAAATTTATATCTATATGAAAATCTAACAAATTTTTCTCTTAAAAAATCTTCAGGAAACTCGTTTTGAGAGCTAAGTTCCATTGAAGCAGTAGGAGGTACATTTGTAACGTTTCCAAGGTCGTCTGTAGTTGTTGCCTGTGGATTACCGTTCAAAGTAGTTGTATCATAGTCTAACAATAGCGGAGGCATAAAAGGAGCAAACTTAGCTACACTTATTTTGTCTTCTTTGTTGTAGTGCCCTGGTATATTTTGAGATATATTAGGAGGGTTATCGGCAGCTATGGAAACATTTATTTTTCTAGGCTGGTTTAAGCCGTCTGTAAAAAACAACAAATCTTCTAGTAAATTAACACCTGTTATTAAGTGTGTTTTACTGAAGTTTAAAAACAAGCCTTGAGCTAGTAAGACAACTTGAGGAAACGAAGTGCCATCTGCTCTTGTTGTCATAAATATACCACAAAACAAATTATCCCCGGTTCGTAAAGCAAATTGTTCTGCTGTTTCAGGGCCTAGAACACCACCAACAAGACCAGTGTCTTCAGGATTTGGGCAAGTATAGTTTGTGACAAAATAAAATATTTTATTATTTTTTTCGTCAAAAAAGCAACCTATGTTTTCTAAATCACTGTATTTATCAAGTATTGAATTAGCAATTTTTGTATTACCAAGGATGTTTTGTATTGATCCTACGTCTGAGCCTTCTGAAGTTGTGACTTGTATGTTTTGCGCGCTGCGGTACTCTCCATTAGGTAAAATTCTATCATCAATGTCTTGATTCATTTTACCTTGAAGAAACGTCTTTTTATCTTCAGCCATGTACTAGTGTTTAATTTGTTTCGATTTATTTCTCATAACTTGTGTAAGCTCTGAGAGTTTTAGGTTAGATAACCTGATCTTAGCGTTTCTAAGCGCTGCTCTGCGTTCTTTTTTATATCTCTGTACTATATACTCAGATATGTTTCTTTTAACTGCTAGAACGTTATATGCGATATGCTTGTATAAAGCTTCTTCAGCAAGTTTGTTTACTTTCATTTCAGCATCAGTGCCTAAACCGTCTGAAATATACTCGAGTACAATTAACTTGCCTGATAAGTCACTACTAAAACTAAAACTACCAGTTCTCTCGTTAATTGTAAAAAATCCATTTACTTGCGTAGTCTCTGGTGTAGCACCGTATCTTTGTCCGTAATCACTTCTAAGATAATCAGCTGTAGTTAAATACAAGCTGTCTTCAGATGATAAATCACCTGATATGTTTTTAGGGTCAAATGCTTTCCATCGTTCTTCTGTAACAGAGCTACCTTCAACAGCATTACCATCGGCATCAAATACATAGTTGTAGTTTTCATCTTGAAGCATTGGCTCTGTTGGATTTGTAGTAAGTGAAGTCGGGTATATAATTCTACGGACGCCTGAGCTATCTATGTAACACACTTTGACGTAGTTAACATAGTCTTGAGGCATTGGCATAGACAATGATGGTCCTAGTTCAATCTCTTGTGACTTGACAGTCTTAAGCACGTCATAGCTAAATTCTTGTAAACCTCGTTTAGCGTGAAATATTACATCTGACTTAGCTACGTGGTCTATTAGTTTACCATCACCTACGTAAGCTATCATAAAATTATCTACAATATCTTTAATAGAAGTATATTGATATGTACCAAAAGTATTATCTAGCAGCTCAACTTTAACCACGTCGTTAGCAGAAAGCGTAGAAGATATAGTAAGTGTGGCTCCAGATATACTAAAAGTTGTTATTTCAGTATTATTAACATATACTCTAACTTGGCTAGCAGTAGGTGTTGTTTCAAAAGTAAGTGTAAATGTAGAAGTAGAACCATCGGCAATAAATGTTTGAGATCCATTGTAATAGTTTTCTTCTGTAACTGTTCCTAATAAACTCATATTATTGTTCTTGTTGTGTTATTGATTGCTCTTCTTGCTGTGTAGCTTGTATTACAAGTGGATCTTTCACTGTAACACCAAAGTATTTAAGTATACCTAGTATTAAATCTGGTTCATCCGAAGAGTGTATTCTAAAATTACTACTACTGAGTTCGTCATAAGTGTAAATAGGAGTACCAAAGCTTGTTGTATCAACAGTTGAAACCCAATTTGGATCTCTAGGTTTAGCTATATAATATAAATCTACTTTATTTATAGTGTTTGGAAACACATATAATAAATCTGCAGAATAATAATATACTGGAAAAGTTGTTGATGGTGCCGTTAGTTTTGAAGAAAATAAAAACGGTAACTTAGATTTTTCTATACGCTCTATGTCTGTAAACTCTCCGTTTACTTTTAAACTTAAAGTTGCATATATATTATTTAAAGCTTGTGTTGCTGTACTTCCAGATATAGGTGTAGAATATCCTGGTGTTTCAAAATACGTGTTTGTAGAATCTATCGTAAGAGTCGTAACATCACAAAGAGCATCAATTTTGTCCATTATTTTTCTAGGTATATCACCCGCTCCTTGAGCACCTCTTCCACTTGTTTGTTTAGCTACAGCTCTGTTGTATTCGTAAAACGCTCTATCAAGTAATTCTAGTTGTACAACTTTAGCTATTTTATTAAAGTTGTCTGGCGTCATATAGCCGCTACCTTTTTTATTTAGTATAGATAATACTGTAGTATATACTTTATTTACGTCAATCGCCATATTTTTATTTTTATTATAGTAGTATAGCCACCATTATAGATGGCTACACCACTTATAATAGTTACGCTATTTTAGCTTTTTTTCTATTGATTTGAAAATTTCTACTCCTTCGTCTGTTTTTAAGAAAGCAGCAAAAGCAGAATATGGATTTTCATCAAAAGGCACGGTCATTAATTTCTTGTCATTTGAACCCCATGCAAAAGTTCTTTGATCTTGTGATAACTTAATAACACCCATTCCTGCGGCTTTAATAGCCAAGTTTCTTAGCTGAACATTATCATCATTTACTAAATCTAAAAACAACATTGGATTTTCTCTAGCAAACATATATAAATCTCTCTTAAGTTCTGATGAACTCATTTTATCTACTTCAGAACCTAATTCAACTCTAAGTATTGCTTCTGCTTGATCAACATCAATTGACATAGCTGTATTTAAAGCTTCCATTTCAACTTCAATACTTACTAGGTCGTCTTTAGCTACAGCAACATCATCTCTTTCGTCATATACATAACCTTTTTTAGGGTGATATAGACTCAATAGCTTTTGCAAAGCTTGATCTGATTTTTTAACATACAATATTCCATCTTCAAAAATAATATGAGACAAAATAGCGTTGCCATCTTGTTCATCTATAAAGCAAGATCTTTGATTACTTGCATATCTTATTTCTCTATTATAACCTTTTTCTTCGTCAAACCATAATAATGGTTTTCTAGGTGTTGATTTAGATGTTAACACATAACTTAAAGGATTTTTATTTCCTCTTAAGTAGTATTGCCTGTCTTTTATTTCCCAGCCTGGAATGTTTTTTACTTCAATCTTTTTAGATTGTTTTTTTGTTTTTGTTTCCATGATATAATATAATTAAATAGTTTAAAAGTATGACAATAGCTTTTATATATAGTTAGTAACAGGCTAATGTCACGTTAAATAAACCTAAGGGCGCCGTAAAGACGCCCATAAGTTTAAATTTTAGTACAGCATTATGAGAATGCAGCACCGATTGCAATTGTTGAAACTGCACTAATCTCAGGTGTAATGTATGATGTACCTGTTGAGATGTCGTCAGCAACAACTATGAAGTCAGCATCTGCTGAGTCTTCTCTGAAAGAAGAAGCATTACCAAAAGCTTTTATTAAACCTTTCATAGCAGCTTTGTGAGTGTTAACGGTTCCAAGAGTTAAAACAACTTTATCGCTGTTTGTAAAATCTTGTCCGTCAGTTACACCACCAGCAACTCTGATTTGAGGTATAAAAAACAATGTTAATGTGTCATCTGCAGTTGGATGCATACCAAGAAAGCTAGACAATGGGAAACAAGCTGATTGAGCTGAATCATCGTCATCGCCAATAGTGGCTTGTGTTCTGAAATATAAGTATTTTTCCATTTCTGTTTAGTTTTTAAAGGTTAATATTATGATTCTTTTAACATCACGAAGTTATTAGCTCCTTGAACTACTAAACATCTTTCAGATAAATAGTGTACTTCCATAAAGTCATCTCCTGTATAAGAAGCAGATCCAACAGAACCAGTTACCCAAGATTTAAGTCTTCGGTCATCAGTTTCTGAGCTTCTGTATCTTACGTGCAAGAAAGGACGAGTCATGTTTTTACCTAATGACTGATCGTAAACAGTTGAAGTTCCAGCAGGAATTAAAACTCCTGATACATCTCCAAATCCACCACGAGCAGCAGCATCGTTTAAGTATTTCCAGTCAGACTTGTAGAAATCGTAAGATCCTCTACGGAAAGCAGAGAAACCTAAGTTTAACGCCATGTCAGCATCATTTTGGAAAACGCCAAAAGAAGCACCGCCATTGTAGTTAGCATTTAATCCAGCTACCATGTCATCAATAGTAAGAGCTAATTCACGATTAACATATAACATATTTTCTTCAATAGCACCTTGCTTGTCAAGATTTTTTAACAATAAGTCAAAATCCGCAAGTGAAGCTAAATCTTCAAATACGTTACCACGAGTTTCTATAGCTTCAAAAAGACCTTCTGTACCAAAGTTTTCTCCAGCAATACCCATATCAGTATCTGCAGTAGAGCTTCCAGGTACACCTTTTTGAGCTTCAATCATAGTTGTTTCTAGGTAGTCTTCAAAACGCAAGCGAGTTTCACCAGCTGATTTTAAATACCAAGAATAACCAGATTGTCCAGCTTCGTCTGTAGTTTCAATCCAACCAATTTGAGCTGTATCAGATCCAGAAATTTTAAAGTAATCTTTAATAATAACTGGTCTGTTGTCAAATTTAGTAAAAGTTGGCTTAAGACCGTTAGACATAGTTCCAGATCCTTTAGCAAATTCAGAACCTACAACAAATACATTAACTCCATCACCATTGCTTAAATCAGCAGATAAAGTTGCAGTTTTGTAAGGTTTTACAGTAAATTGAAAAGCTGTTAAACTGTCAGCTGTTCCAGATTTTTCAACTCTACAGTAATTAGTTTTTAATCCTGTAGCAGAATCTGTAACAATTACAGTAGCACCTACTCTTACAGAGTTTACGTAATCAGATCCTAAAGTAATAAGACCAGAAGAAACTGTTGTGATAACACAAGATTCGTTTCCAGACTTGTTTTTGTAGGCTAAATGTAATCTATTTTGCTCAGACCAAACTACTTGATCAGAACTCATAGGCATTTCAGCACCTACCATTTGTAAAAATCCTCCTATTGTACGGTTTCCGTAGCGCTCTACTTCTTGCTCATACAACTCTGGAAGATATTGTTGTGCCCAACCTTGATTAGCCGTGTTAGCTAAATCAAAATAAGTATTGGCACTTACTATTTGAGAAGGTGATCCAGTTAAACTGTAGCTACCACCTAATCCTAAAGATGTGTTAAATCCCATTTTTTTTTAGTTTTTAAGTTGTTTTTATTTTTTTCTAATTTTAAATTTCAACCTTGAACTATCTTCACCACCTAATACTTTAACTTTTATACCACCTGCGTCTACAACTGGTTTAACAGTTCTAGGGCCCATGTCAATGTTTTTTGACTTGATGGCAGTTTCTTTTATAGCATCAGCTTTACCTTGCTCGTAAAAATGCGATACAATTTTATCGATGTTTCTACCTGCATATAAAGCTTTGTGATAACCTGCAGCGTCTTTCATCATATCGTTTTCGTCGAGGAACTCCCTCACGAAGTTAGATATGTCGCTTTGGTAATCCTTAGTAGCAGCGGCATCTTTTACATTGTACCTATATTTTTTGTCTCCAACTTTAAAATCAAAACCTTTGAAGTTTTCGTTAAAAACATTATTGGTACTTTGCTCAAATTGCTTATACTGCTTCTGCTGGACTTCACTAGCGGCAGATTGTTTCTGGTTGTACTCGTTATAAAAGTTAATAGCATCTTGCTGATCTTTAGACAACTTAGAACCCAACTTGACTTCCTTGTAGTATTCGTCTTTCATTCCATTAAGAAACTTCTTAGCTTTCGCAACTTCTTCTTTCAAAGCCAACTTCTTTTTTCTAATATCGCGCTGTTCATCTAAATCTTCGTCAAATGAAAAGCTATCTTCAATTAAAAAATCAATCTCGCTATTATCTAGGTGAGATTTGGTTGACTTGTAATATTCTTTTAATAGTGTGTTATTATCTACATTAGAGTAATCAGCATTTAGCCTTACATACTCTTCAATAGTACCACCTGTTTCTTCCATAAACTTTACCAAACTTTCAATATTCTCTGGTAGTTTTACTTCTGGTTGAGGTGTAATTTCTTCTTTAGTAACTTCTTGTGTTACTTCAGCGACAGGTTGTTTTGGCTCGTCGGTTACTTCTTGTAAGATCTCTTCGACGATCTCTTCTTTTTGCTCAGTGACTGGCTCTTGCGTTTCTTGTGCTTGCACCCGCACTTCTTCTTTAACATCTGTCTTTTCGTTTTTGTTTTGAAACTCTTTTAGTTTTCCTAGGTCTAATTTAATAGTACCATCTTCTTTAACTTCTTTATATGAAGTATCTTCTTGAGGTGTTTCTTCTACAGCTTTAGTTTGTTGAACTGTTTCTTCTACTACCTCTTCTATAGGTTGTGTTTGTTCTGACATGATAAAATATTATATAATTGTTTGTTTATTCTCAACGCGGCTCGAACTGTTCAAGTCCAAATCCACCTAATGTATCTTGTCCTGCGGACTCAAAGCTTTTTGGCGGTGCGTTGTTTTTTCTTTGATCTATAAGCTCACTTTGCTGTGATGCTTGTATTTTAGTTCTTTCGTCTTTACGATCTTCTTTAAACTTATCTTTTTCTTTTACAACAGCAAGTTGTGCTTCTTGTAATTGTTTGTTTATTTCAAACTCGTACTGCATTAACTCTTTTTTAATTGCAGCTTCTCGTTCCATTTTAGCTATTTCAAGCTGTGACTTCATTTGCTCTAACTGAGCTTTTGATTCTGTAAGAGCTTGTTGCTTTTGCATATCTGCTTGTGCAGCAGCTTGAGCAGCTTGAGCGTTTGCTTGGCTCTGAGCTTGAATATTTTGTTGTTGTATCTGTTGATCTTGATCTTGTTTCTTTTTTCTGCGTATTTTAAGCAGCTGATTAGCTAGCTTAATATTACGTACTTCTCTAATATCAATAGCATCTTCTAAAAATATTTGACCAGACTGTAAAGCAACTTGAATATTATTTTCTAGTTTAGCTTTTTCTTCTTCATCTGGTGCAAGCTCTAAAAATATACCAAAATCATGCAAGTGCAAGTTAGCCATTTCCTCTAATGTAGAAACATTAAACTTACCTAGCGTTTTAATAAATGATTCTTTAGTTGGTGAATATTCTATAACATCAGACACTCGCATTGCAATACACTCTGCCATTGTTAGGGTTATATACAAGCTTGATTGCAATAGGTGCCTTGTTGCTGTGTTAGAATTTGCTGCAGCTAATTTTTGCAGCCCTACTAAAGCATTTTTATCTGGTACGCTTCCGTCTCTAGCTTCGTTCAAGCCAGTAACATCACGCATCATTTGTAAATAATAATTGTAGGTGCTTATAAGTGCACTGATCTTATTATTACCTCCATTTGAATTAAGTTCCGTAATAGGTAATCGACCACGATTCATATCGCCGTCTTGTGTCATAGATCTACCAATTACACTACCAGTTTGAAAGTACATATTAAGTGCTTCTTGTGGGTTGTAATTAGTACCGTTACCTAAATCTATTTCAGCTAAAGCATCAGCATCTAAGTAAACACCATCAGGTACTACTCTAGATAATACTTGCTGTAGCTTTAAATGCGTAAGCTGAATCATATCAGCAAAGTTAGTCATACGACTTACTAAGCTTTCAATACGACCTTCGTACATACGTGGTGCACAGATAGCATAGCTCATTTGAGCTTTAGTTGTATCTGCCTTTGGTCTGATCATATTCTTTTTAAGCTCCCATTTTAAAAGCTCTTTACTGCCAATTACTTTAGCGCCTTCGTAAATAACTTCAATAGCTCTGTCTACTTTTTCAAAATCATCAGACGCTGGAGGATTAAACGTATCGTTTTTCTCTATAGCTTTGCTGCCGCCTGTAGCAGTCTTTTTAATTTTGTGAACTTGATTAGCATATGTTTTATACTCAAAGTATAATACTGTCGCTGTATTGTCTTCGTCAGCTTTAGAGTTGTAAGCAGTGTTACTATAAGAAGAGTTATAGCCTTTATAAGACTCTAACTGATCATCAGTAAGATCTGGAAACTGTTTTTTAAGCTCGTTTAAATAAACCTCTTTTACTTCACCCACATAATATATATCATCAAAGTAAGGTGAGTCTGTGTTAGAGTAAACTAAATCAGCAGGATCTACGTATTCTACTTTAATGCCTTCTGCCTTGTTAAAAGAACTTTTAGCAGCACCGATACCAATAACAGTTAAATCGTTATTAATTCTTCTAGATATAAGCTCGTATTTATTTTTATCAAAAATACTATTAATAGCTTCTTCTTCTGCTATTTCTACAGACTGCTTATAATCAAGCTGCATGTGTAGCTCCAGTTCCTCCGTAGACTCAGGTAGTTTGCTTTGATCTGTTTGATATATGTCTATACCTAGTTGACCAGCTACAGCGTCGTTAAAAGGTTTAGCCTGCATATCTTCAGCTATCTTAGTAACATAGTCAGTACGTTCTTTTATTGAAGCTGGATCTTGCGAATAAGCTTTAATGTCGTAAGACCTGTCTGCCATACCGTTAACAACAATATCAACAAACTTGGGTATAATAGGTACTGGTTTCCAGTCTAAGTTTAAATAAGATAAATCACCGTTAATAGATAATTCATCTTTATATTTTCTAACAGACTGTTCTCCTCTAGCGTATAGTCTTAACGAGTGAAATGATTGTCTTGACGTTGAATATCTACCTGATCCGTTTTTACCGTCATAACCATCTTTAGTATTGAACCACTCATGCTCTATAGCTCTACCAACCTTAGCGCCGTACTCTGCGCTCATCTTTTCTAAATCACTAACCGCTTGGCTGGGAAAAGAACTCTTTATAGCTTTATTAATCATTTATTTAAATTATTTTTGATCTTGATCCTTTGTTGTCGTACCTTTTTATTCCAAGGTTTATACTTTTAATTTGTCGTTCTTGAACTGGTGTATAAAGGTTTTTATTGCAAGCCATTATAGCAAGTCCAGAACTTATTGACGCATCAAACTTGGTTCGGTTGTTTATATCAAACCTAGCCCAGTCTTCTAGCGTTCTGTTAAAATACATATCGCCACATCCTTCATTATTAAACCCTACATATTTTTCTATATAAGATTCTATAGCAGCAGCGTGTGACTGCTTCATATCTTGTGAAGAGTTAGGTATACCACCTATTTCTTTTTCTGTTACAGATAATTTACTGTAAACTTTATCAGGCCTGTTCATTGAAAAGCCTCTATAACCTCTTCTTTTAAAATGGTATAATAGTCTTGGTTTATTATTTTCTGCTAGTATTGGCATGCCGTAAAAAACACAAGCCATAAGTACATCTTCAAAAAATATCTCAGCTGTTTGTGGCCGAGCAACATACTCTAAAAAAAAGCTATTAGCAGGTGCTTCTTCCATTGAATATTTTGTAAGTCCGTGTAATGCTCCATTAGATCCTATGCCATCAACCGTGCCTGATATATCGTAACTATCACAGCCAAACGCTCCAACGTGCTCGTTACCAGGAAACTTAATACCATTTTTAAGTCTTATTCTGTTTTGCATTTCTAGCTTTGGCACCCAACTAACTTTAAATCTTCCGTTTTTATTAGGCATAAATTCTACAGTACTATCTTTAATACCGTTTTTCCATTGAAACGAACCTAATGTTACAAGCGACGACTTAGTTATATCGTCGTTGTAATCTATTTGTTCGTATATTTTAGTTAGATTAAAAAGCGATTGTTTTGCTTCGTCTCTAAACGCATGACTTTCTGTTCTAGGAAACTGTCTGTAAAATTCGTTTAAACCATCTTGATCGTTTTTTAAACCTTCTACTTCGTTTTCCCAATACTCTATTACTCCTTGCTCGATCTTGTCGCCAACTGCATCGAGTACCGTTTTGTCCGGAGTGTCGAAGACAGGTGCTCCATACATATCAATATATCCTTCGTAGTTCCATTCCATAGGTATGAACAAAGAATATAGTCCTGAGCTAGTCTGTCCATTGCGGTTTCTTTGTGTAATATCTGAGTCATAATAAAGCTTTTTAAAATTGTCTCCACCTTTATCTAATGAGTTGCTTGTTGAACCCATCATACACTTTCCAATAATTCTACTACCTAATCGTAAACAGGTTTTCGTAACCCTCCAGTTGTTGAGGATGTTCGTCGGCTTTTCCCATTTACCGCTCTCGTCGTGGACGAGTAGCTTGAGTTTCTCACCGTCGTACGAGTTGTCACCGGTATTCTTCCAGTCGATCGTGGTGTCAAGACCGTCGAGCTCTCTAAGCGATTCGTTTGTCTCGAGCTTCTTACGGGTGTACTTTGTCGCAGGTACGCGATACGCGAGCTCTGTCTTTGGTCTGTCCATACCGTCCTGTATCGGCTTGAAAAAGAAGGGGTAATTAACCGATATTGGTACCACCTTGTCCGTAAACATCTTCTTCGCATCTGGTCCACTCTTAGATAGTATTCCATATCTAGAGTCAGAGGATATGGTTGCCAAGTTAACCACCTCGCCTGATGCCATAAATGAGAATCCAGATCGTCTATTCTTAAGGTAGCACAATCCATAACAACGGGCATCGGCCTTACAAGCTTCCCAGAATATATAGAATAATCTATTTGACTCGCGAAAGTCCGGTTGACCGACATCAATTTTACTCCACTGCAGGTACATATAGTGAGTGCCAGTAAGGTAAGTAGCAACGTCTTTATTATAAAACCAAAAACCTTTTTCCCTGTAAGTAAATTCATTATCGATATAATCATACCATTGTTCTTTAAATTCTTCAGGATATTCTTCCCAATCAAATACAGACTTTATTCTTTGAAGATCTTTAGGATATTCGGTATGTTGCCAAGAGTTAGATTTAAATTTTTTTACATCTACAGGTTTTGGCAAAGCTATTTTAAGGTTTTGTATTTTATATATTTCACCTATCTCACCTGTTTTAGATATAACAACCATATCGTATTCTTTGTTATATCCGTACTCCCACTTCTTGTATCTATTTTTATTTTTTAATACCTTAGCTTTTACGTGGTCTTTTAGTATTTTTACTAGAGTTTGTTTGTAACTCATGTTGACCTACCTTCAGCAAAGCCTTTAAAAGTTTTTTGTTTAGTTTCTTTTTTAGGCTCTTCGTTTAACATTTCCTCTTCAAGCTGTATTCTAGTTAGTATTTCAAACGCATCGAATATAGCTAGCTTTTTAGTAGCTGCAGCGTTTTTAAGTCTATCAGCCGTTATGTCGTCTCCTGAATCTACAATAGGTTCCTTAGCTACCTTAATAAGTTCGTCCACAGCCTTTTGCCCAGCTTGGATTATATTCAACTTCGTCTCCTTTGTATTCATATTTAATTGTAATATCATTAGTTCGCATGCGGTATAATCTGTCTTCTTCTATGATAAACTCATATTCGCTGCTAGGGCTGAATCCAACTAGATCCCCCTCGTGTATTTTAAACGCTTCTAACGAGCTATTGCCGTATTTTAGTATACCAATACGTTTTTGCTCTTTTTCATCGCTTATAATTTGTTTTTCTTTTTTAAGTATAGGCTTCACAAAACAAAAATTACCAGGTGCTTTCCACTGGTCGTTGTGCTTATATAGAAATATTTGATCGTAATAACAAAAGTACATATCTTCTTTAAAATATGAGCTACTGTTTTTCTCATTACCTCTTACGTCGTAAAACCTTCTAAACACGTTATGATGAACTATAACCTCGTCTCCAATGCTTAAATCTGTGTCGCCTATTAAAGGTACTGACATTACAACACCCACGCGGTTAACAAACTTGTGATCGTCCATTGTTGTGTTGACAATTAGTTTTTTATCACCAACTTCTACTTCATTTGTATACCTACCGTTTTTTGGTTGTATAATGAAGCTATATAAACTTTGCATTAGTACTCTAGATTATATTCAATTGATATAGCCATATTGGAATTAAACTTTTTCCATGGTATAACTTCGTTATTTTTTTCGATGTATATATTATATGATCCGTCTTTTTGATCGTGCAATATATCAGATATGCAATGACCTCCGTAAACCTGCTGGCCTACGGAGTAATGCATTGCTTCGTTTTTATAATCAGTGCCAATACTTATTTTTCTAATCAGCTTGGCCATCTTCTTCTACAATTTCTTCGTAAGATCCGTCTTCAAGATTTACTGTAATCTTTCCGTACTTTTCTTCTAACTCTTCATTAAGTTTCTTTGACTCACCAACAACTTCTGCAAAAGCATGAAGTAGCTCGTGTTTTTGAGCTTCAATAGCTCCTATGTCAGACAATAATCTAGCCTTAGCACCTTGCTGGGCTTTTAATTGTTCTAACTCTTTTTCTTCAATTTTAGTACTCATTTTTATTTGATTTAATTATTATTTAATTTACTATATACTAATCACTTATAATAAAGTTTATTTACCTTTAAACAAGCTTGTAGCTTTCTCTGTTGTGCGCCCACCGAAGTAAGCCAGAACAACTGCCATCATTACTTTTTCAAAAGTATCGTTCCATAACGCATTTATTTGAAAAGGTATACTTTCAACGCTGTCTAGTATTCCAGCCAAAGAAAATATAGTAATACACCATACTAAAACTAGTGGGCGTACATTTTTAGAAAGCCAAGAATCAGACATTGAGTCTGCTTGCCAACGAGTTGTTATAGCTTCTATTTCTTTATTTTGCTGTTCGTATATAAGCTGTTGTAGTTTTATTTTATCTTCTACACTTACGTCAGCTTTTGTTATTTCAGCAATTGCTTCTTTAGGTGACATAACACCTTGTAAAACATTACCAAGAGCTGGATTAATTACACTAGCAGCTCCCATTAAAAGCTTACCGACAGTAGTGTCTTTAAATTTCTTTTTTGGTTTACTCATTACCATTTAACTTTATTAGCCCAGTAAGCTGCGCTTAGTTTACCTTTAGCTATGTTTTTTCTATGTCTAGCTTTAAAGCTTTTGCGTCTTGCTTTTTGTTTTGCTGACTCACCTTTTTTAGGCTTACCAGCCGTTGTAACGCCCTGCTGACCAAATCTAATAATTTTCTCTATACCACCAGAGCAAGCCTTTACTACGTGAGACTTAGTTCTATGTTTAGGTGTTCTTCTAGGCTTATTACAAGCCATTTTACTTTTATTAAGTTTAGCCATTTTATAGGAATTTATTTTCTTGATACTTTACACCAAAAAAACCATGTACACCTTCGTCTTGTATTTCTATAGCTTTTTGTTTCCAACCATCAGGGTGATCTGCTTTAACAATATTTTCGTTTTCATCAACAGTATCTTTTAAATCCCACATAACATCTAAGTGGTATTTTTCACTAAGTACTGGTGGTTTAATTTCTTCACCAGCTTCATTATACTCTCCTTTTTCTAAAACAATATTACCTAGCTTAACTATAGAGTGGCTGTGTGTTGCAAATTTATTTCCTTCTTCATCTATAAAAATGCCAAGAGACTCAATTTTACCTAAAGCCTCAGCTTTGTTTTCAAACTGATATTTTCCAATTTTCATAATTATGTTGTTAAAGCTGTTAGTTGTGCGTCTGTTAAGGCTTCTTTATATACTGCAACGGATTTTACTTTTCCAGTGAAATTATTACCCGTACCACCACTAGTAAAAACAAGTTGATTTATTGTTGGGACTGTGCCTGATGTATCTGTTCCGACTTCAACTCCGTTTAACCAAAAAGCAAAATCATTTTCTTTATATTTAAGAGCTATTTTATTAAAATCGGTAATATCTGTCATATCAATACCCATTAAAGCTTGACTTGTGTTTCCATCTGTAACTTGGAATGAAGCTCTATTTAAAGCACTAGCGAGTAAAAGTCTAATCTTATTTTGATTTGTGCCATCAGATAAACTAATAGATTCAAAATTATTTATTGAAGTTAAAGCTGCGACTTCTGCATACAAAACACCCTCTGTTGAACTTATTAAATCGCTTGAACCTGAATTGTCGCAAACGTCCTTGTTTCGTGTTACTGTGCTTCCGCTTGTTGGTATGTATGAAGTTGCATAGTTCTGTGTTGCACTTGCTTCACATTGTAAACCATAAAGATAAACTCCGTTATTTCCGTCTAATGGAATATTAGTACTTCCGTCTGTATCTGCTAACCTAAATCGTATTCCACCTTGTGTGTCAGTTGTTGTTTTAAAAGTAATTTGACATCTATACCACCCATTTCCGTAATCTTGTATTTTTGCAGTATGATTACTGCTCACATTTCCTAAAGTACCATTTGATATATTAAAATAACTAGCACCATTTCCAGAACTATCATAATTTAAACTTGCTAAACTAAAAAAATTATTAGTCAAAGCTTTTTTAACAAATATAGCAACTGTATTAAAGTCGTTTGATGTTACATTTACTGCATTAAAGCGAAGTTCTGAAAGACTAGTACCACCTCCGCTGTTGTCTTGCAAAAGCCAAGCATTATTTGTTCCGTCAGGTGATGTGACTTGATTTGCAGTTAGAGTTGCGTTTTGTAGAGATGGATTTCCACTTGAATTAAATACATCTCCTTGTGTAAAGTCGTTAGAATATGTAGCGGTGTTGGTCGATTGAGGTTCGAGCAAAAGATGTCCAGTTCCACCTAAATAATCTATTCTTGGCAAGTTAGTGTCTGTAACATCTTCTATAAGACCATTCTCTGCTATTCGCGTCGCTATTGTGCCTCTTGTAAAGTCAAAGTCTCCCGTTGCGGTGTTTGGCTTTATACATTGTAAATCTCCGTTGCTATAAGCAGTGGGTGTTAGTAATATACTTGCTTTTTCTAATAAATCAGTTAAGTTGCTCATTATGAAATTTTTTGTAAATCAGTTAACTTATCAGTAGTAAAAGCTACATTTTCAAAATTTGTAGATCTTAGCTGAAGTTCATTTAGTAAATTCCTTACCTCAGTTCCAACCGTGCTACGCGATGAGTTATTAACTAAACTTGTTTTAATATTTAATAATGACATACTGTTTATTTAATTTATTAATAAATTATTTTAACCTTAGTATAGCGCTATAATATCGTCTGCGGTAGTTCCAAGTGCGAAAACTCTATCTACTTGTATAGGTAAAAAAGTTCCAGATGGTACATTTTGAAACAATACAGCTCTGTATATTTCATAGTTTTCATTTCCGTCAGGAAAAACATCTGAACTTGAGTTAGCAACATCTACTAAGCTGAGTGTAGTGGCACTATCAATAGCAGCTATAAAAGCAGCCGTGTTGTCTGTAGTGTTTACAGCTATGTCTCTTTTTTGAATATGAGTACCGCTTGAATTTTTAAATGCTACAAAATCAGCTGATGAGTCTACAAGTTTATTAGCTGTATTGCCATCTGCCGTGCCTGTTGCTACTGGATTTGATTGACCCGACAACAATACACAAAGATCGCCAGCTGTTCCAACATATAATCCAGCTCTTCTATGAGCATGAACACCTGTTAGCGCATCTAAACTCCTTATATTATGTGTAAAATCAATTGCAGCACTACCTTTAGTACTTGCGTCTTTAAGTACTACAGCCTTATCAACAGTTTCAACACCTTGTTTCTCCCTGTAGTTAGAGCCTGATTTAAAAGCGTCATTTGGTATAATATCTCCGTATGCCATTTTTTTTTATTTTATCTAGTTTTATCTTTATTAATTAGTTCTATTGCTTTTTTCATTACTTTGTCAGTGTAGGTTTTACCCTGCATAATTACGTTTCTTTGTTTACTTGTAGGTAAGTCTTCTTGACCTAGTAATATTCTATATATTTTGTTTATTAAAAGCTTGCACTTAACCGAAGTTTTGTACAAGCTATATTTTTGTGTTGTATTATTTCTGTGTCTCCACACTGTTATCCAACCTTCTCTTACAAGTCTTTGCCATCTTCTTTTATCCCAAGAATATGTATAAGTACCGTTTAAAAAGTCTTGACGTGTGAATAAATCCATACAGTCAAAATAAATTAAAAGCTCTAGATCAGCATCGTTTAGGTTATTGTTTTTACAAGCCCACTTTCTTACAATGCGATAATGCTTAAACAAGCCAATATCTTTAATGTCTTTGGCTTCTAGCTTTCTCATAGAACTATAACGACATCTTGCTGCTTTATAACTAATAGAACTTCTTCGTCTATCTCTATATTAAAGCCCGCATGCTTGTCATAATATATAGTATCACCTGCTTTAACTCCGTTTACCAGATCTCCAGCAGATTTAATAATACCTTTACGGTATCTTATGTCTTCTTTAATTTTGTCTGTCAAGAGTAGCCCACCTTTTGTTTTAGTGGGCTTTTCTTTGATTTCTTCTATTACTAAAAATATACCTATAGCTTTCATTTCTCTCTCATGTTATTAATTACACAATCAGTCGAGAGTATCGTAGTTGCTACAGATACTGCGTTTTTTAATGCGGTTTTAGTAACTAATACTGGATCTATAATACCAGCTTTAATCATACTAACTGGTTTTCCTGTAACTACGTTTATACCCCAGCCTTTTTTACCTGTAAGTATATCTGTGTCTAAACCAGCATTGTTTAGTATTGTTTTATAAGGCGATTTAATTGCCTCTATAAATATTTTTTCACCTTCAGTTTTACTGCTTAGCTTTTGCGCAGCATTAAGTAAAGCTATACCACCACCGGGCACTATACCTTCTTTTACCGCTGCTTTAGTAGCGTGAATCGCATCATCAACACGATCTTTCTTTTCTTTTAGTTCTACATCAGAGTTAGCACCTACAGTTATAACCGCTACGTTTCCTGATAATACGCCTAAGCGCTCTTGTAGTTTCTCGGTCTTTAAACTGGGTGTATCGCTATTGAGTTGATCTTCTATAGCTTTAATTCTTTCTTTTGCAGCTTCTGGTATGCTTTTTACTTTTAAAACTGTAGACTTATTGTCTGATACAGCTTTTTCACATTCACCTAGCATATCAGGAGTTATAAGATCTATATCATCTCCAAACTCTTCGTTAATGTGAGTAGCACCAGTTACTGCAGCAATATCATCTAAAAAGTCTTTTTTCCAAAAGTTAAATCCTGGAGGTGCAACTACATTAGCTTTTATATTGCCTTTAATTTTATTCATAACTAAAGCACTCATCGGTTGTTTTTCGAGTTCACCGATTATAAGTATGCTTCTGTTATTTTGAACGGCATATTCTAATACTGTTTGTATTTTTCTTACCGTTGTTATCGGTGATGACACCAATAGTACTAGAGGTTTTTCTAGTGTTACATTTTGTTTAGTTACATCTGTTACAAAGTTTGGGTTAACAAACCCTTGATTTATCTGAGAACCAGATACAACTTCAACACTTGTTTCTTCAGCGCCGTCTGAGTTCATAAAAACCGTACCGTTTTTACCTACTTTTTTAAACGCTTCACCTATAATAGAACCAAGCTCTACATCATTGTTAGATGATATTGTAGCTACTTGGTCAATCATATCGCCCTCAACTGGTATAGATACTTTATCTAAGTACTCTACAGTTTTTTCGTATGATTTGTTTATATCGTTTTTAATGTCTCTTAGAGAGCTTTCATAGCCTTTTGCTTGTTCTAGTATTGAGTGAGCTAACACTGTAGCGGTAGTTGTACCGTCACCAGCTTCGCTTACTGTTTTTCTGGCTGCTTCTTTTATTAAGGTTGCACCTATGTTTTCTACTGGATCGTGCAAGTTAACTGAGTTGGCAACAGTTACACCATCTTTAGTTATCATAGGTCTTCCCATGAAGTCTTCTAAGATTACACATTTACCGCTAGCTCCTAATGTAGAGCTAACGGCTTGTGTCAATTTGGTAATACCAGCGAACACTTTATCTTGAGCATCACTGCCAAAATTTAAGTGCTTCACTATTTCTTGTGAGTTTTGCATTATATTAAATTAGATTAAATTAAAATTACTACTTAAATGTTTTAACTACTTTTGGGCCTTTTAAATAGTCGAGCTTTTTTGTGTAATGCTCAACTGAACTGTCAATTGCTTGCTCAGCGCCTTCAATAGTTTCTCGACGAGTAACGTCGATCCAAGTCTCTTTATTAGGGTCTTGGTACTCGGTTTGATAAAATCCATTAGGTAGCTGCACTATACGCCAATTGGCTTTTTCAGATACATGCTCCCATAATTGCTTGGTTTCATCGGATATTTGTGGTTGACTACTCCACGATTGAGTCTGATAATAAAACGTCATAGTTTTTGGTTTAATTGTTATTATTTGGTTTGCACTTACCCGTGCCGGGTTTATTTTTTGGCTTTATGCTTTTTTCTTATAGCTTCTTTACCTCTTTTAGCTATTGCAGCTTGTTGAGGTTTACCAGCAACTTTAGCTCGTTGCTCTAATACGGTTAGTATTTGTATTTTTCTAGCAAATGGTTTTTTAATTCTTTTTACTTTAGCTACTGTAGCTCTAGCGTCTGCGGGTGTTTTGAATTTAATACTTACTGTGTCTTTTGGGTTTTCATCAGTATATAAACGTCTTCCACTGCCTTTTGGTTTTTTACCAGTACCTTTTTTAGGATCTGGTTTCTTTTTTTTAGGCATTATTTTTTATGTAATTTTTGTATTGCAAAATTAAAAGACTGGCTAGCTCCTTTATGTTTTACGAAACCTCCTTTTGGATCTTTCATTAACTTAGGCATACCTTTACCAGACTTCATCCAGTGATAACCTTTTGGTGCTTTTACTTTCATATTACTTTTTTTTATGCATGTTAATAAACCAGTTAGCTAGCTGTTTGTCTCTAGACGTAGCGTTTTTTCTAGCTTTAAGCTTTCTAGCTTTAGCTATAGTTACATCTCCGCCATATAACTTACTTATTCTAGCTTTTAAAACACCTCTATATGTTTTACCTGGCTTTTTCATTATTTATTATTCTCCTCTACGTGGTTTTGAGATCAAGCGCCCGTATGAAACAAGATCATCAACGACAATTTTTTCTAGCGGCGCTGTTTTACCTTCAGTAAAAGGATCTAAAATATTAATAACTTGTAAACTAGATAAACTAACTCCTACTTGTAATCGTGCCACTTTTATTAATCTGCTAACAGTTAGTTTTTCAGGATGTGCAGTACTTATTGCTAAAATAAGCGCGTCAGAAATTGATTTATCATTTTTTCTTTTAAACTCAGCCGCTTTGTTTTTTACTAACTTTTGAAACTTAGCTATTTTCTTTTTTTTAAGTCGCGTAATTCTACGTTGCTCTACACTCATTATTTTTTCTTTTTAGTACCTAATCTTTTATTTACTATATTTCTAGTTGTAATCATTTTACGGGCATAGCTAGGTCTTTTGTTTCTATTAAAAACTATTTGCTGATTTAAGCTACCAAGAATAGCCCGCTTGTTACCACGCCTAGATTTAATGAGCCAAGTAGCAAGCGCCGCTGGTTTTAAATCTTTAAATTTACCTTTAGCATCTGCATACTTAGAATCTTTCCAAGTAGGTCTTTTAGTTGGCATTATTTTTTCTTTTTGTACGTTTTATTTTTACCGTGATCCATTTTAGGCTTATCACTACCGTACATCATTGGCTTACTGCTATTGTAATCCATAGCCTTGGCCATTTCCTCTGCTATTGCTGGAAAGTTGCTTGGTGAATTTTTTTTAGGCATAGCCATTTTAGCTCTTAACATAGAAAAATCTTCTTTAGTTATTTTTTTGTCTTTATTCATGTCTATTTCTTCTTGCTTGCCTACTAATCTAGGTTTCATATAAGAAGACTCGTCTACACTTCTTGTCATTTTATTAATTCCTGGCATTTTGTTTATTTTTTACGTTTATATATTTCTTTTAGTTTTTGTTCTACTGATACTTCCCAAGGAAGATCACGTCTTCTAGTGTCTATTAATTTAGTAGGCACTTTAATCATTTTATTACTGTTCTTTGGTTTAAACTCGTAGTTGTTTCTATTGAACTTTAAAACACCGTCACGTATTTGTTGCAAGTGTAATCGCTCGTGCATTACTGCTTTTGCTTTCTGTCTAGAGTTAAGATTTTTATCAATCTCTATAACACCGTTCATATCAATAGTACCCCAAACATTTTTAGGTAGCTTTTTTTCGAAAACTATAGACTTTTGCTCAGAGTGCTCAGCGTTAAAGCCAAGCACTTCTGGTATAGTTTTCATTTTAAAAGCCATAATTTAATTATGAAAATGGTGTAGCAGGAGCTCCAGTACACAGCAATGTACCTTCAACATGCCATTTATCTGCAGCTATGTTTGTAACCGTTACTTTACTACCGGCTCTACCTGTTGTAGTACCATTAAATGTTATTTGATGAAATTCATCAGCAACTTGAGTTGCAAAAGAAGCATTGGCATCAGAAGTATCTGTATCTACAGTAAGTACAGATCCAATTAAGTCTTCGTTTGTAGAATCAGCGCATTGTATTCTTTTAGTACCAGCAGTATCATCTAATACTATAAAGTGAAAATATACTCCAGTTAAATCACCACCACCAGAATCTGGTAAAGTAAACGTAGCAGCTGTGTCGGTAAATACAAAAGTTTCACCTGAGTCGTTAGCCGTTAGTGATGTATCACCAGTTGTAGCTGTTAAAGGAGTTCTAAGACCAAAAATCTTTGCATTAACCGTAGAAGTATTACCGATTACAGTTGAATTAGCACCAAGACCTGCACCTGCAGAACCTATAACTATTTCATTGTCTGTAGTAGCAGAACTTTTCTCTGCATTATAACCAATTACAATGTTACTGTCACCTGTTGTGTTTGTGTTACCAGCTAGTGTTCCTAAGAATACATTATAATAACCTTCTGTATTACTAAGGCCAGCTTGAGAGCCTACGGCAACGTTTTTAGCAAGAGACGATGCGCTTGCAACCTGAGCAACAAGGGCATTATAACCTACAGCTACACTTTCTTGCCCGGTTACATCTGCATGCAAAGCATGGTAACCTATAGCGGTATTTTTAGCAGCTGAAGTTCCGTCCGCCGCTGCTTGATAACCTACAATTGTGTTAAGTGTTCCAGTGTCAGCAGACTTACCAGCTTCGTAACCAACCGCTACAGATCCAGGGAACTGAGCTGTTAATAAATTAAAAGCTTTGTAGCCTATAGCTACTGCTTGACTTGTGATGCTTCCTGTTTCTAGAGCATGAGCACCAAGAACAGTGTTATTAACCCCGTTGTTTATAGCAACGCCGCTGTTATATCCAACAAGAGTGTTTAAATTACCACCTGAAATAGCTGTGCCAGCTGTAGATCCTATAGCGGTATTATAATCACCTCCAACTAAAGAGTCTAAAGCAGACAAACCAACACTAACGTTGTGTAAAGCAGTTCCGCTTGGCGCCGTTGCGTGTCCTACTAATAAAGAGTTATCTTGGCTAACAAAACTTATGCCACCAGCAGCAGAACTCCACTCTAGCACGTTGCCAGAAGAAGGTACTTGTAATACTTGATTAGCAGTACCAATAGCTGTTGGTAATTGAAAGTATGTACTTCCTGAAGTATCACCTATCTTTAAGCTACCTTGTATATATGCGTCTTTAAATGAATAAGAAGTAGATCCTAAGTCCACGCCGTTGTCATCACCTGGATGTATCGCAGTAACATCAGCATTACCAATAACAACTACATTATCTGCATGACCAGCAGCTCCGTTACCAATTACTGTTTGATTAGCTGCGCCTACCGCAGAAAAAGCAATATTATAGCCTAAAGCTGTATTTCCAGATCCAGTTGTAAGTGAATCACCCGCTAAACCACCTACAATAGTGTTTTGTAGTCCTGTACTAACTTGTAAACCTGAACCATCGCCAACAGCAACGTTATAAGTATTTGTAGCGCCACTAGGCTCTTGATTTTGTAAAGAACCAGTACCTACTGCTACAGCTCTACTACCGTCTACGTTAACTGAAAGAGCGTCTTGACCTATAGACACATTTCTAATGCCAATAGTGTTAGAAGCTAAAGAACCAGCTCCAAGAGCAACGTTTAGTGATCCTGTTGTATTTGCCGTTCCAGCTTGATAACCTACAAAAGCATTACTGTTTCCTGTAGTAGTTAGCCTTCCAGCGCCACTACCAATAGCAACGTTGTAAGCGGTCGAATCATTAAAAGTAAATAATGCTTGATAACCTATAGCTACAGAGTCAGTTCCTGAAATATTTGTATCTAATGCTTCTGCACCAACAGCGGTATTGTTAGCTCCTGTAGTAGTAGCTGTGCCTGCTAGTGCTCCAACAAAAGTATTATTACTAGCTGTAGTTACAGCTTTACCGGCATCTGAACCTATATAAGTACCTTTGTCTCCATACGTTGCAGCTTCACCAGCTTCATGACCTATAGCAGTGTTATGCTCTGGAATATTACCACCATCAGTTCTAAGTGTTTTCAACGCGGAGCTTCCAACGGCGGTGTTGTAGTTACCAGTTGTATTAGATGCCAACGCAGAATATCCAAACGCTGTAGATCCACCTCCTGATGTAACAGATGTACCAGCATTATAACCTACAAGAGTAGCTTTTGCTGTACCTGTCGTTATAGAGGATCCTGCATCATGTCCAATAGCAACATTACCTGAAGAAGTTGTTGATGCTCCAAGGGCATTATGTCCTATAGCTATATTCTGATCACCTGTAGTTATTGCGTCAAGCGCTGTAGCTCCAACTGCAATATTGTATTGAGCAGAGCTAAAACCTACGTTGCTACTAGGATCATGCCCAAGATATAAAGAGTTATCAGCAACTTTTACATCAAGCAAGTGATCCAAGTCTAAAGTGTGCCACTCTGTGTCTGATCCAGTTGATATTAAAACTTGTCCGTTAGTACCAACTGATCCTCCAACTGATAAAGTTGTTCCTAATACAAGTGTAGATAGTGTTGTTGCTCCAGTAACTCCTAATGTTCCGCCTACTGTTGCGTTACCAGTTATAGTAGCATTGCTACTTGCTGATATTGTTGTAAAAGATCCTGCAGCTGCAGATGATCCTCCAATAACAGTGCCGTCTATTGTTCCTCCGTTTACATCTATAGTTGCGAAAACTGTCGTTGGTGATATAGCTGTTGCTAAGTACGTCTGTAGCGCACTCATTGAAAACTGCTTTGTTGTACCGTCAGCTTCTCTACCTAACACGAACTCAGTTCCGTCGATGCTACTGTCAATTGTATATGTACTTATTCTTGCCATTATATGTTTTTATTTGCAATTATTTTTTTTAGTTCCTTTTCCGTGACCACCTCGATTAGCTTTTACGGACACAAACTTCTTTTTGGTGTGGTCATAGTCCTTGCCCTTAATATTTTTACCGTCTTTTTTAGCCTTACGGCGTTTTCTCTGGTTTTCTGCACGCATTTTCTCACGGCGTCTTGTATTAGCTGCTGCTAGATCGCGTTTTTTCTTCGCAAGTTTAGCTCTGACTGATAGTTTTTGTGCCATAATGCGTCTTTTTGTTTATATTCCTATTAATCACATAGTTATTTTAAGTTTTAAGGTACTCATATTAACCCATAGTGTGACAATTGCCCCTTACTAGTATATTTTAATAGGCTAATGTCATAGTTTTTAAAAATATTGTTATAAATAGGGGGTAAAAGCTCTATACCCTAACCTATTGACTACCAGCCAGTTACGTAAACGCCTTTTTTAGCCCCATGGGCCCCCTTATTTTTGCATTTTGCCACAGATTTTTTGCCTTTTGGCCCCGGGCTAGGCCCCCAGCCTGCCCCTATATACTAACTACTGCACAAATTTAACACGAGCACACTTAGATAATATAAATGTAAATAACTAATAAAATAAAACTTAATATCATGAGAAAATTTATACACACTATCGTTCTAAAGATTACTAACTTTAAACTATCTGACTATGTTGTAATCGAAATGGGTTCATCCCCAGATGAAACAACTTGGAGGTAATCAACCTCACACCTAAGTTGGGGCTTCAACCTCACACACACGTCGGAGCTTTTACGTCGCTCACAAACTTAATACAAAGTAAAGCAGATAATATAATAAAAAAACTATGTATATAATAAATAAATTCCAAATAAAACAAACAACAAATTTATTAACCAATAATTATATTAATATTAAATTTATAAACAATAAATTAATTATTAAAAATAATCCATCAAATATTGATATTTCAAAATTATTAACAAAAAACTTTATAACATTTAAAAATATATAAACAACACAAACTTAATACTAATACAATAAGATAATATAATAAACTAATAATAATAATTAAAACTAAATACTATGCAAAATTTAAAATCAAAAAGATTTGTAATCAGAAAATCATTAATTGGAAAAAATCAAATCATTGAAGTAACATTTAAAAATGGAAAATCATTTACATATAATCATGATAAGGTTTATGAAATAATGAAAGGCAAATTAGAAAATATGAACTGCTTTAAAAAGTACAAATCATATACAAGTTCAACTAATGTTCCAGTAATAATCAGAGATAAAGAGGTAGTTTAATA